GAGACTGTCACTGCACAAGTTGAAAGTAATGAAGTTCTATAATGCAAGCCAAAAGCACCATAGAAACAATAAAGAACCCAAAGCCAAAGGGGGTCTTTATTACAGATGAAAACAGTGTAATGCTACTCTTAGGATACCTAGTACTTACGCAATACATAAGCCTATGTGCTACCCAGATTATTAGTAACATTCACTCAACCACTTGTCTCGTTCTTCCTCGAAGCTAAAAACAGGCACCTCAAACGCTGTAGAGTTATCTAAGAGATCGGCATCTCGAAGGCTCTCCAGGCCCTTGGTGATCTTGCTCGCGGCTTCCTCGTACGTAACCTTCCCATGCATCTGAAACTCACTCATCGCGCTATCGACGTTCTGAAGCAAGGCGGTCGTTGGGTCATTCGTCTTCTTTACCCAGTTGATTTGATCCCGAATGGAATTAAGCTCCAATGGAGCAAGGAAGCGAGTTCCTGCTCCAGTTCCGATTTTCACGAAGCCACGTTTAAGGTAGCTAACGTTGGAAAGGGGCTCAAAGTCAGGGGAAACACCTTCGCGTTTTAAGGCGTCAGTGTAACCAATTCCATGAGATGTCATAAACTGTTGAACGGTATTGAATGTGAAGAAACAACGGGCCTCCTCGCCCACACTAATCACATGATCATCTCCATAAAAGGCCATTTCGAGAAATTCATGGACCTTAGTGGCGACAATATCCTTACAGTTGGTACATTTGCCCTTAGCCTCCTTCCGATGTTCAGAAAGGAGTGTGAAAAAGCACACCAAGATATAAATCCAGTTACAACCGGAATTAAGATCTGATGTTATGGGGATTCCTGATGGGTTTCCTTGGTGCTTTTGCACAAGAGTGTTGGCAAGTAAGGTGTAGGTGTGAATAGCAAGTTCGATGAGCTGAATCCTTACGCGATCATCTTCTTCCGATCCTCCTGCTGCTCTATAGAGGGGATTAATGACATCTTTCACAAAAGCTCCCATTACGGAGCCTTGGAGTTTGCCATCCCAAGCCTTGTAGTCTCCAGCGATGTTGAAGTCTCCTTTAGTAAGAAGACGTTCCGCAAGCACAGTCCAACCATGTCCTTGGGGGTTAATACCCACGGATGATGGAAGCAACTCGCAGTTCTGGTTTGCAAGGGCAATGAAAGCACCGAAGTACTTTCTAAAGAGCATGTTGATACAAAGAGGTGCACAAGAAAAAATTCTCGTTTTCCCGATTTCAATTTTAGATTTGGGCAAAGTTTCCTGTTTGAGATTTTCGTAGTTGTACTTAAAGTCAGTGTCAAGGTTGTTCCGTGCTGCGTCTTCCCAGGCATGCATGTTATCGTAGAGTACCTTAGCAGGGCACACTCCATGCACATCTCGGGTCATGTCGGGTTCATAAAGATCGGTTTGTTCATTGTGGATAAAGAAAGCGTGTTTTCCTTTCGATCCAGGAGGCCGCATCATTTTATAGGGCATTCCAGGAGAAGTGGACATATCCATTCCCGTGTACTTGGCAGATGGTACACCATTGATGACTTCAGTATCAGTCAAAAGACGTAACTGCATGCCAACTGGTTGATGAGACTTAAGTTTATTATGAATAAGCTTAGTCGCCAAAGATACAAGATTGGTGGGAAATGGTTCCACAGGAATACAATACTTCTCACCCCCTGATTGGAGGGGGGAGGTATAGTCTTCGCTTACTTTAGCAGGATTGATTCTGGGGTCTTTAGGAGTGAGGACAGAAGGTTCGTTTGTGTGGGGAAAAACTTGATCGAAAAGCCTTGATTGGACAATGTCATGTCGGTTTGGCAGCCGCTGGGCTATGGAAGGGGTAACAGTACCCACAAAATCCACATTCCCAGAAGTCACAAACACAGCCTTATCTACTTGCTCCTCAAAAGAGAGGCCAAGCATCATAGCTGCTTCTGGCTCCTTCATCGATCCGAAAACCAATTTTGGAAAATGTTGTTTGATGTTTGCTTGCAAAACTTCATATGTGAGTGGCAGGGCGAGGCCAATTTCCTTATTAGGAATACCAGCTATATGAATGCCGCAAATTCTCCCTTGGAGGGAAGAATCCAGAGCGACAATCAAAGAGCCGCAGTCTCCTTTGACTGTAGGCATGGAATAGCGAAACCCCTTATGAAGGAGTTCACCAATGCCTTGCTCGCCTTCTTCAATCGTTCTTCCGATCATATAAGACTCACACAATGATGTTGTGTCAATGTAGTTTGAAGTCAAAAAGTACCCACCAGCTTCAGACTGGTGTTTAACCATCATACTCTTAAATCTGTCAAGAGACTTCACTTGAGACTCCCGAACAAAATGGTGATCGATGGACTTGAACGACTCAATCCCAGAATCAAGCTCAAGAAGAGCGAGATCCATGGGTCCATTAGAGTCGACGCATCGTTTAGCTTTGGTGTAATCAATGGAGATTGCCACCTGCCTATTCGCCATATGAATGGTAGATGTAAGTACAGTGGGTACAGCGGGAATAAAATGCCAGGGGATAGCTATGAGCTTACCCTTGATACCAACTCCCTTAATTCGGGTGACGCCAGTGTTAGTGGCGACCTCTTGTTGTGTTCTGGGTCGTGTGATGGTAAAAACGGACTTTGGTCCGAGAACGTTCGCAACGAGATCCAGGCCGCCAAGGTCAGAGCAACCTTGCGTTTCGGCGATCTCTTGCACATTTTCACCGTCGTGAAACGGGATAATGTTTTCTGAGATTACTTGTTTGCGAATGGCCGAAAGAATTGGCTTCGCAAACTTCATGTTTTGTCGTTTGATAGCGCGGATGGTGGAGGCTTCTCCATACGCTGACGCACCACCTTCCAAACAGAAATTCACTGCTTGTCCAGTAGCTTGGGCGATGAGGCCTGTGGCGACTACCTGTAGAATTCTTTTGCCCACGTCTTTGAGACTGGGGGGGAGCTCTTCTACAATGAGCTCAATCCCTTTGGAAGTGTCGATTTGTTTAACCAACAACTTAGAGTCGGATTTGAAAAAGTTACGGACGGCCATCACTGATCGCACGCCCAGCCAAACAGCACCAATACCACAAACAACCTTTAAGATCGTAATAGCGTGAGGATACTTGTTGTCTTTAAAAATCTTATCCAAGATGGAGGCTTCATCTTCTTGCTCAGCTTGTTCAATTTGAGCATAAATGTGGACTGATTCTGGGTCGTCACTTTTATTATAATAGACAGAAGGATCACCCTGTTGTTCAGCGATGGATAGCTGATCTAGGGTTAGGGCATCATCCCAAGAGGAAGTGTCTGCTTGATGTTCGTAATAGATTTCCCTGAGTTCGGGATTACAGTACCTACAAGGGCCAAAAATGGCTTCTTTATGAAAACCATCTTTAGCAACCCAGTCAAGATAGCCTTCGAGGCTGTCTTCACTGTGTGGTACATAGCAGAAATACTCTTCTGACCATAGAAAATAAAAGGCCAATTGAACACATTCTGGATCATCAATCTGGGGATGAAGATACTCCACATAGCTGTCACCACGTTCTGTCCTGTAAAAGACGACTTTACGGTCCCAGCAATAGTAGAAATCTTCTCCCCAGCCTTCATCAAAAAGACCATCCTTGAGAGCTTGGGCTTGTTGTTCTGCCCAGATATAGTTAGTGTCCCAGTTTCCGTAAGGCTCTGTACATTGCCTAACTCGATCTAGGTCTTCACCACAATCTGGGTGACCACAGCAGGGGCACTGCTGAAAGTCTGCCAAGTAAAGATCAAAGGAGATACCTTCCAGGTCTTCGTCAAAACGTGATGGATGATGATGTCCATGAACTAGATGGTTAATCTTCCTATCAAGATGTTCTTGATCTCTGGTGTCCCACTGCATATATCTCTCTGTGGCAGCTTCTTGCTGCGCTCCAAAGTAGAAATTTCTTTGCATTGAAACATCCTCAGGAGTAACCTGAGCACCACCAACCCGCAAATCGGGAGGAGGTTGAACAAATCCAACCTGTTTAATTTCTTGGTTTTTGTCATGCCACTTGTTGAAAATTGGCATCATGTGGAGAATGCAATCTGAAAAAGACATCTTAGAACCGATGTATCGGTTACTATACTTATCCAATTGTTGGAAAGAATAGCGAGTCATGTCTGTAAGGTCGTTTGAAGCGTCCTTATTCAAAGAAAGTTCCCACACGAAGTTTCGTCTTCGATAAATGGCCTCTGGCTGAACGATTTCAACTGGAGTCGGATAGGGATTGTTTGTTGTCAAAATTACTAACTTAGAGTCGAATGCACGACCTTTATCAGCAATAGAAGCTTGGGGAGGAGACCAGGGATTCGCGGAGACAATGGCAATAAAGTCTCTCATTTCGGAATTTTCAGGGGAAGAAGAACGAGATTGTCCCCAATCATCAACTACATACACTGATTGTTGTCTGTAATTGGTGTGGTACTTATCACATGAGCTACGGAAATAGATGAACTCTCCGTCTGACTTCACTGGAACTGTACACCCCCATTCAGGAGCGCACAAGTTCACAGCTAGTGCTCTAGTTATAACAGATTTACCAACACCAGGAGCTGAGGTGAGGGTGACACAGAATGGAGTGTCTCTGACTTCTTCTTGATGAGCATTTTCATAGCTCACAGCAAAATTAGCCAACTTTCTGATGTTATCTCTTAGAAGGCTGATGACACGAGATTCAGGACTCAATTCTTTTGAAGCAATTGCGTTTTCAATGTTAGTGGAAATTTGGCAAAGTTCCCGCAGTTCAGTAGCAGTGGATTTGCTAGCAAACATTGCATCTCTCTTCGTAGGATCAGT